GTCAATCCATTAATGGATTATTTCTTGAACCCTCATTTTGAGAAAGTAGCTACTGAAAAAGAAAAGAATTTTATTAAAAATCATTTTGAATTTATAACAATTAAATAAGGGGACTTAATAATGAATAGAAAACAGTACAGCCAGAATGATTTAGAGAATGTTGCCGCTTATGTTAGAAAAGAATGTAACGGTGCGGCGCTTATATTAGGTACAATGGTAACTATAATTACATTGGCCATTGGTTTTATTATAGGCGTATATGTTTAACGAACACCTCCAAGTGGGTAGCTCAGATGCTTTATTGATCTGGGCTATTTTTTTATTTTTTGAGGGGAAGAACTGGTATCAAAGTCTATCGCTTTTCTATATATACCCGAAGGGTTTTTGGGGATCGCGTAAATTTTAAACTTGCGTAATATGTAAAGTTAGATTATAATAAACGAGTAAACACTGGAGATATAAAGACTATGAATACACAACCAATAACATTTATTACTAAAAAATCAGCATCCGAATATCTTGATTATAAGCTAGCGGATAATAAAAAGATGCCATGTAAAACGTTTAATCTATCCGCGTGGGATTGTAAAACGGGCGGGATTTTGGCGGATGATCCGAAAAGCGTATGTCATGGGTGTTATGCTAAAAAATCGCATTATCTTATCTATAGAGAAAACCACGCACCCGGCTATGATAAGCGAATGAGAAGCATTGACTCAATTCATTGGGTGGATGCGATTATTAAATTAATTGGGGATGATAAATATTTCCGGTGGTTCGCGTCCGGGGATCTGCAAAGCGTTAACATGTTAAATAAAATTGTACAGATTGCCGAGAAAATGCCAAATACAAAATTTTGGCTTCCTACTCATGAACCTAAAATAATTAAGGGGTGGTTGAAAGAATACAAAAGAAGCTTTCCCAAAAATCTTATTATCCGACTATCTGCCGTCCATGTAGACAAAGAAAGTAAAATACCGAAAAGCCTACAAGGACATCAAAACATTTTGACAAGTACCGTGCACACTATCGACCCTATAGGGAATAATTGTTTAGCACCAAAACAAAATGGAGCGTGTGAATCATGCCGGGCGTGTTGGGATACTAAAATAAAAAATGTTAGCTATAAGGCACACTAAGATAAGAACTCAAGATTTTCCGAAGCCCATCATTGAGTGGGCTTTTTTATTGCCTAAAGTTTCATTTTGTGCCTATCGTAATTTGAGAGCTTCAGCTAGAGCAGGGGGGAAGAACTGGTATCAAAGTCTAACGCCTTTTTCATTATGTGCCGTTCGGAAACACAAAGTTGACTTATTGTCAAGCTAAGTTTACCTATGCAAGCCCTAAGTTTACATGTTCCAACTTTAAGTTTACATGTTCCACTTTCTGTTCCATAAGTAAAGTGAGAAAACCCTTTAAAAACAACGTTGTGCCAATGTTCCAGTCCTCACAAGGTATATATGAGGTTTTTGAGATTACTCAAGAGGTCAAGAGCCTCTTTCGCGGTGTCACTTTAAATATATGTAAACTGAGAGGTTGTCCCCTATTTTGCAGTGGTGGAACATTAAGACAGATTACTTTTTAATCACATATATATAATATAATATAATATAGTAATAGTAGTAGTAACAAGGGATTTCACGCATTCACACGCAGACTTATCCACAAAGTTATCCACAGATTCTGTGTAACTTTACATTTGGAACAGCCTAAAAGTTGACACAAGAGTTGGAACAACGGAATCCCTTGGTATCAGAGCGTTTCAGCCGATCTGTTCCAAAGGTAAACTTATAGCTTACATGTAGCAATACCCTTAGAACCCCCAGAATCGTCCCCTAACATTACATATTATCACCTCCGACCAACCCTACTCTTACATGTCAACCTATACTAGACTTGTTCCACATGTAAAGTTACACAAGATAGACCAAATAATACTTGACACATTTATAACTTACATGTTTTAATAATAAAGTAATAGTTTACTTATTAACATTTGGAGAGTCAAAATGAAAGGGACATACCGAGTAGTGTTTTACCGAAATGCAAAAGACACCTACGTGTCAGCAGATTACGTGGAGGCGACCTCCCATCGGGAGGCTGAGGTAGCAATACAGGACGCCTACGGGATTTGCAGTAGCTATATCACATCAATTGTTTTATGGAGGAAATCATAATGGAATCAGCATGGAATAAGGCAAGTAGAAACTTAACGAAAAAATATAGCATAGGAGGATTCAAAAACCTCAACCTGATAGAACTCATGGCTATTGCTACAACCAACCCTGAGATATTTGAGCCAGACCATTTGAAGATGGTGCTAGATATAAAAGCTCAGATAGCAGACCAGATGTACGACTATGTTAAAAGGGAGACAAGTAATGACTAAGACATTAAACGTAAGATTGGAAGAGGTAGAACTAATATTTTACGAATCACTTGATGGCACGGCTAATAGAATGTCAAGCAAAGTGGGAGTACACCCCGATGACTTTGAAGACTTTGATGCCCTTTTTGATCATTGGGTAGACAGTAAGGTGTATTGGTGGTTCACCGAGTCTGAGTTTAAAGAGGCGAGTGAACAGTTATTCAGCACCCGTGATTTATTCCCACTTGATAATGGGGTATTTATATATGAGATGACAAACAATGTCGAGCCGATTGAAATAACTTTAGAAGAGGAGGTAGCATAATGGCTAAAAAATACACCATTGACCTAACAAGCGTAGGCAATCAATCAAAGAAAACCAAAACCTTTTTAGAGAATGCGACTAACGAGGAGACCCGCAAGTGGTTAATTGATCAAGTACAACAAGGCAACATTCACATTGATAGTATTGTTGAAGAGTCAAGTTGGGAAGATGAACCTGTAGGACTATGGGAGGACGTGTAATGACTAACGAGTACAACATCTACGAGTTTGTGAGTGAGGGCGAACGTATCTATGTACGGTATGACACCGACAACGATGACACAGGGCTATTCCCGATTATCGAATCTGCCTACTACCTCGATAACAAGGGTAACAAGCAAGACTACGAGTTATCAAGACGGAACATGGATTGTGCATACGAACGCATACTAGACGAAATGCAAGCTGACCCAAGAGACGAACCCGACTATTACTATGACATGGAGAATGCATAATGAGGTACATAATTTCAGGGAACGAAGTAGTAGAGTACGAGGCAGAAGTAGAGGCAGATAGTCAAGAGGAGGCGGAGGAAATATTTATACAAGAGATTCTGCCTGACTTAGAACCTAGCAATATACATGGTTGGCAATGGCACGAAACTCAGATATTGAATAAGGAGAATACATAATGGAAAAAGTAACAGAAATCCGACCATACAAGTGGTCATCATGGGGTATCGAGATTTATTCGAGAGAGAACCGCAATGGAAGGATTGAATACGCCTACATCGTAGAGGAACAGAAGTGGTCGTGGATTAGAATGAAGGGCAACTATTCGCTAGAACCCGTAGAACAGGATGTACTCATCGCACCACTCTTTGAGAACCCTGAGGACTCAACTGACCTATACTTTGTTGTTGATGGGGAGTGCGATTCGAACGAGGCAGATGGTGGGGGTGAGGAAGTTGAGCTTCTTGAGCAACACTTGAAGACCGAGTACGCCACACTTGAAAAACAGGACGAAAACTTAGGGGAACGAGATCGACTATACCAGATGGGGTTTAAGGACAACGACTTTAGAATCGTAATTCAGTTCAAACAACGCAAACTAGGAGAATGACATGATGACAGGAACACCAAGCAAGGACAAGCAAGCAGAAGGAGAGGTATGGTATGGCATGACACGTTGGAACATTGACGACATCAAGTACCTAGCACCCGAGTGGACAGACGAGCAATGTCATGCGTTTATGGAGAGGCACGACCGACACTTGAAAGACCGCATGATAGAACTAGGTTGGGAAGTGCTAGATGTTTATGTAGCACAAGAGAAACAACTAATGGATACAATGACTTGGCTTAAAGAGCAAGATTCAACCATTGATGTAGACGCTGAAGACCTTATGGACGCAAACGGACTATACATAGAGGAGGACGAGTAATGAACTGCGACAAAGACTACGCGTATGAAGTAAGAGACGTCATTATCGTTAAGGTCGACACCGAGACAGGTGAGGAAGTATTGAACAGGGATGGATCAATAAAACACTTTAGACCGAAAGACATGAATGATTACTTGCATGTTGAGTTTTATGATGAAGAAGTGGAGGACGCGTAATGTATCACTTACAAATGAATACCATCGCAGATGGATGGGTAACGGCATGGGAGGGTGCGGAGTACAACACCTTTGGTGAGGCACTAGAACAACTCGATGAGTTTCTCGAGGAAGTAAAGACTGATGGTCTTGATTATAGTCGCGATGACTATCGCATTAAATTTATTGAGGGGATAGTCATGGAGTTTACCCCTGAAGGATGGGAGGATGACGGATGAAAATCATGTGGGAGATACTACAATTTGTATCGGTAGTAGCATTTGTGAGTAGCTTGGTGGCGATGGCTATCTACTTTTACCCGAAGGAAAAGAACTATCATTGCCACGCAAAGAACGAATACCTGTATGAAAGTATTATGGCGAATGGTAACGTCTTTGTTAAGACCGATCGACCCTGTATTGACATCAGGGATATTGAACCTAGACAAACTAAGGAGATACAAAATGAAAAGAAATAGGGACGTGTACTACCGAACTTATTTTTCGTGGGAGGCTAAGAAGGCGAGGAACAATCGCATACTTGGTTTTGTAGTGGGGGTAATCCTTACCTCGGCTGTGTGGCACATAATAGGAGGAATAGTATGAAAAATAAAAATGGAGAAGAACTGGTATCAAAGTCTATCGACTATGTCGAGCAAGACATCTACGATTACTTCGGTGCAGATCAAGACATCTGGAACGCAGGTCGACATGAGTTACTCGGAGTAATCGGAGGCATGTCAGGTATACTAGAACTTATTTGGCATGGTCATGTAACACCTGAAATTGCGTTTAAAGACTTCAAGGCTTGGCTAAAAGAACGAGAAGAACTTAATGAAATTCAAGTGGAGATATCGGATGACGCCTGAAAAGAAAGTAAAGACTAAGGTATGCGCCAAGCTAAAAGAACTTGGTGCGTACTACTTCTATGCCTCAACGGGTGGGTATGGTGCGAGTGGTGTACCCGATATTGTAGCCTGTTACAAAGGAAGGTTTATAGGTATCGAGTGTAAGGCCAATGGTAACAAGCCCACGGCACTACAACAGAAACACCTACGCGAGATCAGTATAGGTGGGGGTGTGGCATTAGTTATTGACGAAACAAATATAGACATGCTAGAGTATTACGTTACTGGCAAACAAATATTTAACATGAAGGATAAAACATGAATGCAGAAAATAATAAAGCAAAGAAAGAACTTACACGCATGCAAACTAAAGAACAAGTAATAGATATGTTAAGGGAGGAGGGGTACACGGTTTTATACCCAATACCGAAAGAGGCTTCAAGAATACGCATGGAAGCGAGAATGGTAAGTGTATTAAAACAAAGCATAATACCTGTGTTAGAGCATAGTGGGTATATGGTAACTAAAACAGGAGTGCCTAAAAGATGAATGCAGAAGATGTAGATATGGTGAATCAACCGCCTCATTATACGAGTACCAAGTATGAGGTGATAGATATACTTGAAGAGTTTTTTAAAGACGACCCGCTACTATGGCAATGTGGTAAATATCTTTTACGTTGTAAAGGTAAGGGAAACCTAGAGCAAGACCTGAGTAAAATGATATGGTATGCTAAGCGGAAAATAGGACAGGAGAAA